GGCTCGCAAGCCTACTCTGAAAGAGCTCATCAACAGAGAACCAAATGGTTGGCTTTATCCAGAATCTCTTGCAAAACGCAAGCGCAAAGAAAAGAAAAGGAGAAAACGAAAATGGAAAACATGAATCGCTTTGAAAAGCTGTCCACAGTGAACGTGAACGATCACACCGAGAAGAAGAATGGTCTGACCTATCTCTCTTGGGCTTGGGCATGGTCCGAGTTCAAGCGTATCTTCCCGGAAAGCTTCTACACCATCTATGAGAACAGCGATGGCAACAACTATTTCAACGATGGCAAGACCTGCTGGGTGAAGACTGGTGTCACTCTTGTTGATGGCGACTATCAGCTCGAGCTCATCGAGTATCTGCCCGTCATGGACTTCAAGAACAACTCGATCCCGCTCGAAAAGGTCACCAGCTATGATGTTAACAAGGCAATCCAGAGATCGCTGACCAAGGCAGTAGCCCGTCATGGTCTGGGTCTGTACATCTATGCCGGTGAAGACCTGCCCGAAGAATCCACTTCCGCTAAGGAAGAGGCAGAGAAGAAGTGCGGTGCTCTGCTGATCAATATCAATCCGCTGATCACCAAGCTGACTGCAGGTAAGGATGTTACCGCGAAGCGCAACTTTGCTAATGAGCACATCGTGCCGTACATTGGTTCTGTCAACTTCGCGAAGTGCAAGGATCCCAACCAGCTCGAAGCTCTGCTTAACCACCTGAAGACGCTCGCTTAATGCGAAAGGAGAATGCTTATGATGAATGACGCAAAGATTTCCGTGTATGGAACCCTGACCAAAGATCCCTCTCTTGCCGACACTGAAGGCGGCAAGCTTCTTGTCTGCAATGTTGCCGTCCAGACCAAGAAAAAGAACGATGACGGCAAGGCTATGGCGAATTTCTACAACGTAACGATGCGCAGCCGTGCTGAAAGCTGCGCGAGCAAGCTGCAGAAGGGCACCCGTGTGATTGTGATCGGCGATTTCTACGCCGAACCACGTGTTTCAGGCAACAATGCCTATACCCGTCTGCGGATCGAAGCAGACGACATCCGTGCTGTCGCCAACATGAAGGTTGACGAAGCGTATATTGCCGAAAAGGCAGAAGAAACGACTGAAGAGGACGATACCATCTGATCTGAAAGGATGAGGAAGAATGGAAGAACTTACGAATAAAATACTGGAAATAGCAGACAAACATCTTGGATCGTATAAGGTTGTCAATGGTGAAATTCAGGCCAAGTATTGTCCTTTCTGCAATGGCGGCAAGAACCGCGACCAGGGGACATTCTATGTTGGACTTTATAATGGCGCCTACAAGTGTCATCGTGGACACTGCGAAGCAAAAGGCTCTTTCACTGATCTGTGCCGGTTCTTCAACGAGCCGATCACTATCAAGAGATACGACCCCGCCAAGCTGGTCGGCACGGCGAAGAAGACGTACAGTCTGCCCGACCCTTCCAAACTTCATCCTCTGACTGATGACATCATCACATACTTCGCAACACGCCGGATCAGTGAAGAAACTCTGAAGGCGTGGAAGATTGCCAGCGATGATAACGGGAACATTGTGTTCCCGTTTTATCGTGGTGGTGAGCTCGTGTTTGTGAAGTATCGTGAACCGAAGAAGTACACGAAGGAGTCGAAGCACCCGAAAGAATGGCAGGATAGGAACACTGAGCCGATCCTGTTCGGTATGGACATGGTTGATGTCAATAAGCCGCTCATCATTACTGAAGGTGAGATCGACGCACTGAGTCTGTACGAAGCAGGCGTGAAGAATGTTGTATCTGTACCTTGCGGTGCTTCCGCTTTCGACTGGGTACAGATTTGCTGGGATTGGCTCGAACACTTTCAGCAAATCTGCATCTTTGGCGACTACGATGAGCCCGGAACGCAGATGATCAACACGCTCACAAAGCGGCTCGGCGAAGAAAGATGCCTTGTGCCTGAAGAATACCCGGACCTCATCGTTGATGGTGAGTTCAAGGGTCGTGTGTGCAAGGACGCGAACGAAATCCTGTTCGTGTATGGTCCCGACACGCTGAAGCAGCTCGTTGAAAAGTGCGAGCTTGCTCCGGTTCAGGGCATCATTGATCTTGGCTCGGTCCAGAGCATTGATCCCACGACGATCCCGAGAATCTACACGAAGATTCAGGATCTCGATGAAGCAATTGGTGGCCTTGGCGAAGGCGGTGTCCCTATTGTTT